CAAGCGATGACATGAATACATTCCTGACCCAGGCGGGTGGGGCGCTGATGGGTCACGGTAAATCGAACGCCGGAACGGCGGTTGCTGTCTGGGGTCTGAGCGATGGACAATTTGTCATAGTTGACATCCAGGGTGATGAAGATGACACGGCGTGCATAATTAACGCAGGCCAAAAATGGAAAAATGTTTCTCCCATCCCGACCACCATAGAGCAGGATTTTGGGACATGAGCGTGAGTGATGCAGAGCGGCTGGCAAAGATCGAGACTCAACAAGAGGTAATCGACAAAAACGTCACAGCACTTTGGGCTGGCGTCAATAAAATGCGTTCGGCTCAAACAGATAACCACCTGGAAGTCATGCAGGAATTGAAATCGGTGGCGGTGCGGGTGCAACTGCACTCGTGGATCTTGAAGGGGCTGACCGGTATTACTGCCACTGCGGGTGCAGTTGTGGGCTACTTCAAGGTGTCGTGAAAGAATGGGATTTTTAGGAGAATATTATGGCGATTATTGATAATTCAAAAAATAGCGGCCAGGAGACTGTGAGGGCATCTGGTAAGGGTAAGGGTATTGCGGACGTTATTACTGATTTTTTTACTAGCGCACCAGAGAAAATAAGCGTTACCGATCCAAGTAATTTACACGCCCAACCGAACGGGAGCTACATCAGTACCGATCCCGCCGATATTATTGGTGGTGTAATGAGTAAAGGTCCGCATGGGACCGCTGGCACCATGATTAACAGTGATTTAAACACGTCTGCTAAAGTCGGCGCTGGAATAATGGGGCTTGGCTCTCTTTTGGCGGGGCCGGGAACTCTTGTGCTTGGGCCTTTTGGTAGCCTTGCTAATAGCATGGGTGCGTATCAGGATTTGGGCAACCCGGCCATTGATCCCGATAGCCTGTCTGTTACCGGTCAGGGCTTTATGAGCGGCAAAACAAGTGAACCGGGGGGCGTCTTCTATCAAAGTGGCCCTTTGAATAATTACAATTCTCTCTCTACGGCTCCTGTTGGGATTGAGAGAGGAGGGACCGCTCCTGTTGGAACCTACATTGAGTATGGGCCTGAATATGCAACATCACGGCTTGGCTCGACATTTGACCAAACTGAATGGGTAGACGCTGACACAGGTAAACCATTAGATGCAAATACATATTATGACACGCCTTTCAGGGCTGAAGCACAAGACTTTGTTGGTGATCTCAGTTACGGCGAGTTACAAAATGAAATATCTACGAACCCAGACGAATACAGCACGGCAGTCGGCGGTACGGGTGATGGCGGCGATGATGGTGGTGGTGATGGTGCTTGCTTCTTGACAACGGCGGCTTGCGAAGTCATGGGTAAGCCGGATAACTGCGTTGAACTGCAAACCTTCCGCAAGGTACGCGATAAACTTTATAATCACCCTATAGCCAAGTGGCTGATCCGCAAATACTATCGTGAGGCTCCGTTAGGTGCCGACCTGTTGCGCAGCCATCCAAACCGTGATGAAATCGCTAAAACGATGTTTACCAAGTACATACCCAAAGTGATGAAGGCTCTTGAGAAGGGCAGCACTTGGCGAGCCATTTTCCTTTATTGGGCCATGAGTCGGTTTGTAAAGAGGAGCGTCCTTTGATCCCTTGGCGTAAACAACCCCCACATGGCCTGCTTTATGGGGTTGGAGTCCGCCTGACTTATGACCGTTGGATTATAACCGTTTCATTTTTTAGTGAGGGCTGGGGCGAGTTTTGGCTTTATTTGCCATCGCCCCGAATCGTCTGGTTTACAATTGTGGATAGGTTGACGGTTATATTTAAAAGAAAAGGTCATTACGGTGTCCAAGGAAACTAAAAAGACTTATTCAAACCAGCAGCAAAAGGCAGCGGCCAGAGCGCTCTTGATGATGGACGCGAAGGACGATCTTCTGAAATTCACTCAGGTTACGATGCCCCACCCGGAAGACCCAGACGATCTTGATCGTTCGCGCTACAGTGCCGCGAAACACCACAAGATATTGTCTGCGGCTCTTGAAGAGGTAGACAGGGGACACATCCCCCGTTTGATCGTTACTATGCCCCCCCGACACGGCAAGTCTGAATTGGTGTCGAAGCGGTTTCTTGCATGGATGCTGGGACGTGATCCGTATAAGCAGATCATGTTTGCCACTTACAATGAAGACTTTGCTGGTGATTTTGGTGTTGAAGTGCGTGAAATAATGATGTCGCCGCAGTTCAAGCAGATATTCCCCGGCGTCGGTTTCAGGAAGGGCGGTGCCGCGAAAGATCGTATCCAGACAAGTGAAGGTGGGATTGCGGTATTTAAAGGGCGCGGCGGTGCGCTAACAGGCCGTGGCGCAGACCGTCTAGTTATAGATGATATTCTAAAAGACGCTGAAGAAGCAGACTCCCCAACGACGCGCGAGAAGTGCTGGCAATGGTTTACCAAGGTTGCCATGACACGGCTGATGCCGGGGGCTGCGGTTGTAATTGTGATAACGCGATGGAACGAGGATGATATTGTTGGTCGTCTGACGGACCCTACAAACCCCTGTTATAACGCCGAAGAGGCTAAGAGGTGGAAGGTGATCAAACTGCCGTTCTTTGCCGAAGAAGACGACCCTATGGGCCGAGAAAAGGGTGAGACACTTTGGCCCGAACGGTTTGATGAAGCGTTCGGTATTGCCCAGCGCCAGCTTAACCCGCGCGGCTTTTCGGCACTTTATCAGCAAAGGCCCACGCCTGAAGACGGCGACTTCTTTAAGCGCGATTGGATTAAGGTATATAAGCCGAGCGAGCTACCAAAGGAATTGAAATATTACGCTGCGTCTGATCATGCAGTAGGGACAAAACAGACAAATGATGCTACAGTGTTGCTGACCGTCGGCGTAGACGAAAACGACGACATTTGGGTTTTGGATTGTTGGTGGCGCAGAAAAACAGCAGACCATGTTGTCGATGCTATGCTTCAATTAATGCAGACGAGAAAGCCTCTAATTTGGTGGGCTGAAAGAGGCCATATATCGAAGTCGATTGGGCCTTTTTTACGGAAACGAATGTTGGAAGAAAGGACATACATCAATCTCCATGAGGTTACGCCAGCAGCAGATAAACAAACCCGCGCACAGTCGATTCAGGGCCGAATGGCGATGGGCAAAGTTCACTTCCCCGAAAACTCAACTTGGTTGTCTGATGCGATGGATGAAATGTTGAAGTTTCCTCATCATAGACACGACGATTTTGTCGATGCACTTGCGTATATTGGTTTGGGTCTTGGCAGACAGGTTTCGGCTGCGATTACCAAGCCAAGAAGAAGCGCCCCCAAGGTGGGAACCCTGGCATGGGTTAAGGCAGACTCGAATTTCAGGAAACGCCAAGCGCGTTACGCGAACCACGGAGGGTTCTGATGGTTGAATTTGAAGAACAGCCGGTCTTTGACGGTAACGGAGATGTCTCCGCTGGCACCAGTGACCAGAAAAGCAGTATGGTTAGAGTCCCGGTAGACGAGCGCGAATCACGCAAGGCTTTAGTTTCAAAGCTGGCAGACGACGTGCGCAAAGCTAAAAAGCACCACAGCAAAGTGTTTAAGCGTATGTCTGAAGACATGGAAATGGTGCGTGATGGTCGGGATTCCCAGACGCCCAAGAACCACTATGTTGCCAACATTGTGCAGCGCCACGTCCAACAGCGGACAGCGGCTTTGTATGCCAAGAACCCCAAGGCGGTGGCTAAACGCCGGGAGCGTCTAGACTTTGCTATCTGGGACGGTGATATGGAAACGATCATGCTGGCGCAGCAAAATATGATGCTGGCTGCGCAGTCTGGAATGATGCCGTCGCCCACTGACATTGCGCTGATGCAGGATTATCAGCAAGGCTCTCAGCGGCGCGAGCAATTAGACCGAATCGCCAAAACCCTTGAAATCCTTTTCCACTATACGCTTCAAGAGCAAATTCCGGGCTTTAAAACCCAAATGAAACAACTTGTGCGGCGGACAGTTATTACCGGCGTGGGCTATGTGAAGCTGGGCTTTCAGCGCGAGATGGAGCAGCGCCCGGAGGTGTCTAGCCAGATCGCAGATATTACACAACGTCTGGGGCATATCGAACGTCTGTCTGCTGACCTTGCAGACGGCGAGATTGAGCAAGACAGCCCTGAAGCCGAACAGCTAATGTTGGCTATGGAGCAGCTTCAGAACGAGCCTGAAGTTATTGTCCGTGAGGGTGCAATCTTTGATTTCCCTCATTCGCATACGATTATCGTTGACCCCAAATGCCAACACTTGCGCGGCTTTATCGGCGCTGGCTGGGTCGCTCAAGAATACCTGATGCACGTCAACGAAGTGAAGGAGGTTTATGGCGTTGATATTGGTAAGAACTTCACCGGCTACAAGCCAGAGAAAGATAAGTCTCCGACGCGCATTGTCGGTGGCACCAAAACAGCAGCAGATGGAATGGTTTGCGTCTGGGAGTTCTACGACAAGAAAACCGGTCTAATGTACACTATCGCAGACGGCTACCCAGATTTTCTATCTGAGCCGTCTGCCCCGAACGTGCCAATCGAAAGATTTTTCCCGTTCTTCTCATTGACGTTCAATGACATTGAAGACGACAAGGAAATCATTCCGCAGTCTGATGTACGGCTAATGCGTGATATGCAAAAAGAACACAATCGGTCGCGCCAAGGTTTGCGTGAACACCGCATTGCGGCTAGGCCGCGCTACGCGATGCCGTCTGGGGCTATGGAAGACACAGACAAGGATTTGCTGCGCACTGGTATGCCGCATGAAGTTCTTGAGCTTAATGGCTTGGCTGACGGCGTAAAAATCAATGATATCCTTGGTCCCGTTCCGTCTGTTGGTGTTGATCCAAATTTATACGAAACTGGCTATATTTTTGAAGATATGCAGCGTGTGGTTGGATCGGACGAAACCAGTTTTGGTGCGGCCAATAATCGCACGGCAACGGCTAACGCTATTGCAGAAGGCTCTCGCGCCTCGTCTACATCTTCCAGCGTAGATGAGCTAGACGATATGTTCACCGAATTGGCGCGAGCTACTGGTCAGTTGTTGTTGCTTGAGGTTGACCAGGAAACGGTCAACAAGATCGTTGGTCCCGGCGCTGTCTGGCCCCAAATGCAGCGGCAGGAGACAGCCGAAGAAATTTATCTTGAGGTTGAGGCTGGTAGTTCGGGTCGGCCCAACCGTGAGCTTGAAATGGCGAATATGGAGAGAATTCTGCCGTTTGTTGTCCAGATGCCGGGGATTAATCCTGCGTGGCTGGCTAAGACGGTTCTTACGCGCATGGACGATCACCTTGATCTGACAGACGCTATTATAGACGGGTTGCCGTCTATCGTTGCGTCTAACGGTCTGAAGCAACAGGGGGACGGCGATCCAGAATCCGACCCCAATGCTCAAGGCGGTGAAGGCAATAATAATGCTCAAAGGGGCGAACGATCACAGCAAGGGCCACAGGCCGGTTTTAGGAGTGCTTAATTGTACTGGTTAAGAATTTTATCTATAACAGTGGCAGTTTCTTTGATGGGTTTTGGCAGTTTTGTCAGTCTTTGATGGGTTTTGGCAGTTTTGTCAGTTTGTCAGTGAGGGTTATATGCTATCAGTAATCTTTAGAATGCCAAAACTGACAAAACC